ACTTCAGCTTTAGCTCTACTCATAGCTTCAGCTAGACCTTCTTCGTTGTTAGCTAAAGATAAGATTGCTTTTCTTACACGAACAGTTCCTAAGCCCATTTCTTGTAAGACTGCGGTAGTGGATCTACCTTCATCTCCCATCTTGTTCAAACCAGCTAATAATATCTGTACAGCTTGTCCAACATCTGTTTCTATTAATCTTCTAAACTCATCAACATCTTGACCTGCAACTTGTGCAAAGGTAGCCATTTCGTCGCCACCTAGTTTTGCTGCGTCTGTTATATTAAGGAATAATTTAGAAAGAGCTGTTGCACCAGCCTGAGACTGCTGACCTGTTTCTTTCATCGCTGCTGAGAAAGCTAATATTTCTTCTGTTGCTAAACCTGCAAGATTACCTGAAGCACCAAAGTTCTGGGCTAAGAGTATTATCTCACCCTCTTGTGCAGCAACATTGTTACCTAACTCAACAAGAACAGATGAATACTTACCAATTGAATCAATGTTTTCATTTGTAACATTTAAGAACCTAGCCATAGAAGTAGCAGCTTGTTCGGAGCTCATGTTTGTTGCTCCACCTAATTTTGCTACAACTTCTGTAAATTCTGTAATATCATCAGCACCAATACCTAACTGTCCACCAACAGATGCAATACCAGCTAGTTCACCTGCTGTAATTGGTATTTGAGTTGCTAACTTAACTAAATCTTCTTGTATTTTTCCAAAAACTTCAGGGTCCTCGATATCGGACATAGTTTTCTTAACATTTGCAAATTCATTTTGAAACTTAACTGCTGAGACTGCACCTGCAGCCATTGCAAAAGAAAGACCTGCGAATAAACCAACAGTAGCCGCACTTATAGCATTAGCCGCAGCACCACCAACTTTAGAAAGTGTTTGAGTTGCTTTAGCACCAACAGACGCAAGTTGCTGTGACGCAGCGTCTGTCATTAGACGCATTGCACCCGTTATTTTAAAGTCGGCCATTTACCTATCTACTCCTATTTCTTGCATAGCTACATCAAGAGAAACTCTTGTTTTTTCTTTATTTCTTGTGAAATCGGATTCTTTTGATTTTTTTTCTTTCATTTCCTCATAAATTTCTCTATGGTATGGTGCATAAAAAGCAGATTCTTGAGAAACTAGAGAAAACAAAAGTACCTTGAATTTTCTCCAAGATACTGTCATGGGGTCAAGATTATAGAAACGATGGAAGTCTGCCTCTACTGCTGGGTATCTACTTAAAAGGTCATCAGTAGAGATATTTATTTTGGGGAGTCTTCGTCTCCCTCATCTTCAGTTACTTCAGCATCGGGGTCTGGTATAACCTCATACTGTATTAATAACCAATTTAATAAATCTTCCAATTGTTTCCAAGATACTTTATTCTCCATCATATCTTGTAGTACTTCTGTACCTAACAATTGCTCTAAGAATTTACTAATTTGCTTTGGATCTACTAAGCCTTGTTCATTTAGAACAGCTAGTTGACCTAAAACTACACTAGCGGGTAGCTGTCCAGGAATACTGTATTTCTTTCCAGCTACCTTAAAATCTAGCGTATTTTGTGTAAGCTCTTCATAAGCTTTATCGAAGTCCTTAAACTCTGACATTACTCTCCTATCTTTTACTTTTCTTAGTTATTAATCTGTGTCAATAACTTTAAATATATTAGCAAAAGGTGCATCACTATTTGGTTTAAGTACTTTGTACTCAACTGTGATTGTTACCTTTTGTGGTGCTTTTGCGTGAACCATTGAGAAAGCTCCAACATTGACTGCACGAGGGACTTGAATGTCTCTCAATTTTGCAGTTCCACCATCATCTGTCCCTGGAGCATTAACTCTTAATAACAATGATTTTTCTTCGAAAGAATCAGTTGTTGGTGGAGTTAAAGTTGTGTATCCAGAGCCTGGAGTGCTTGCTGATGTTGTACCACCAGCCATAGCAAACTTCAAGTTTCTTAATGATGCTTGAGCTAGCTCGCCTGTTATTCTGACTTCTTGTGCAGTTTTAATAGTCTTAATTGGATCTACTTCTTCTGCAACCATGATGTCATCAAAAGTCTTATCATACTCTAAGGAAAATCCACCTTCTGAATAGCCAATGTTATCCCAATAGGATGACGCTGGTGAAGCTGCTGGATTAGCTGGGAAAGTCGTATTAGGACTTCCACCATTCAAATCGCTTTCAGCTGCTACGAAAAGGTTTCCTGTTCCCAAGATTACTTCTGTAATACTTTGTGCCATTACTTTTACCTACTTTTTCTACTTGGAAGAGCTTGTCACTCTTCTTCTTCTACTACGCCCTCTTCCTCGACTTCTAGCCACTCTTCATCATCTACAACTTCGTCCTCGATTTTCTCGGTAACGAGGTTGTTTATATCTCCCATACCCTCACCTTCAGCAACAAATGTCGGAACTAAAACATCACCTTGTTTGGTCTGTGACTCAGAAAGTCTTTTCCATTCAGATTCTTTTACTTCTATCCATTGTTTGTTGTCAAAAATGATATCAAGTTTTTCATCCCTAATGGCATCAAAAACCCTGATAAAAGGATTTACTTTAACATTTTTCATGTTGCTTCTCCATAATACATTCCTACATTTACAGTATAGCGTGCTAAATTCCTCTCTGTATCTTCCATCCTAGACGGACCACTGATAGGATTAAATCCATATATTATTCCATCTGTACCTGTTATTGAAAATTTTGTAGGTGTTTGGTCAAAAGCACATCTAACAAAAGCATTAGCAAGAGAATAAGCAGTAGCAAAGTCTGGAGTGGCTTTATTTCCGTCAGATCCATATTTACCAGCAAAGCAATCTATATTAAAAAATGCTGTCCAAATGCCTGCACTGTTTATATTTTCAGGTGCAGAATCTAGTAAATCTACTACTGCAAAAGGCAAAGTAGCATTAGAAGGTAATCTTGTAGCAATTCTTGTGCTAACAATATCTGTAATAACACTTTGACTTGTAGCCCAAGTTCTAAATAAAATTTCTGAATCAGGTAAGTTTATAGCCATTAGAAAGGTGTCTCCGTACTTCGTGTGCTGTATTTTTCTCCTGTATTCCATACTTGGTCGAATGTTAAGAAATCTTTTTGAGCAACACCAACTCTTCCATAACTACTTCTTTTGAAATCATCAATAATTTTATTTAAAGCTCTTCTCATCATTGCACCTTTAGTTCTATCTCTTCTGTTTAACATAGGAGCTCTATTGTCATTGTTATAAAAACCACCAAAATAATTGTCGCCTTCAGGCCTTGGACCTGTAACTTTCTTTAAAAATTGAAATCTTTTTGGAACATCTCCACCTAGCCTTGTATTTAAGTGCTGTGTCTCTCTGTCAAAACCATTATTAATACCAAACTCTACAACCCATGGATAAGGTACTCGTGGGTCAGGCATATTAGGAACATCACCAATACTAACTATTTTTTGTGCTGCTTTACTACCACCTGATACGGCCTTACCGTATCCTCGACCTTTTCTATTTTTAATAGACTCATACAAAGCACCTGAATCGATAGGTGTGTTTTCTTTTAATTTTAGTTCTACATAAGCAGCCATATAGTCAACTCCAAGTTCGCCTTTTCTTGCAAGTTTTCTTAATGCACGGTCAGTAACCAATCTGCTAGAAGCTTCACCTGGTTTTAACTTGTTCATTATATCATCTGTAAACATTGTTAAGTTAGCACCTGCTACAGACCTAATTCCACGAAATGCTGCTCTAGTAAAGACACTGTCTCCTGTTGGGATAACTCTCATAGCTGTACCTGAAATACGACCTCCAGCTCTTCTTAAAAACCTTTGACCAACACCTGACACTTCATGCTCTTTAGAAAGACCTTTAAGTGTGTTTCTAACAGCGTTATAGTCACCAACCATACGACCAAGTCTTAAGTTAGCTGAGTTAATTTTTCTTAATGTTTTTGAAGGCACTATGTTGGTAACATCGTTAGAAATAACTGAGTATGTGTATATGTAACTTCTTAAATCGTTTACAGATTCAGGAAATTCTAACTCACTGTTACTATCTTTTTCAGCAAAAATTAAATAACGCTGTCCTGCTCTAGCAGTCTTTGTCATTCTTAAACTTCTTCTAGATCTGCCTACAATTTTTTGTACTACTCTAGGTGGTTTCTTTGCCATTAGTAACCACTCTCCATAATGATTTGTTTATAAAAAGTATTACCAAATCTATCTTTAACTGTTTTAACACCTTTGACATTCCATTTTTTAGAATCATAAGAAACTCTATCCTTAACATCTACATCTGTAGTTGCAGGAACCATAACACGAAGTCTTAAAAGGTTTGCTTCTATATTCATATCATCATCTTCTGTAAATTCTTTTGTATGAATAACTCTTGCTTGAACACTAGAAGAACTAGATGACCAAGCTGTGACTTCGTTACCTCTATCATCTAGAGATGTTGAACCTGATAGTCTTTCTATATCAATAGATTCGTTTAATAATGCTGTTGTAATTGAAGGCATATCACAAGTATAACATCCGAAAAACACGAAATCCCCTACCGGTGTAGCAGCAGGGGACTCCGTATAATTTTGGGTCGCAATTATTCTAAGTTTAGCATATTGTATTCTTCCAAATCTTTACGAATAAGTTCTCTAGCTTCGTGCTTAGCTTTTTCTTTCCAATCACCTAGAAAACGAAGTTCGTTGTTTCTAGTATTATCATCTTCAATCTTCATAATTTTTTTATATTTTGCTTTCCATCTTGCATAACTTTCTTGATATCTTATAGAGTTATATTGCAAACCAGAAGTTGCTTTTGTTGATCTATGAAAGAAAGAAGCAGGAAGAGGTCCTAAGTCTTTCAAACTTGTGCAAACTTTTTCTGTTACTGTAGGATTGGGGACATATCGCTTATCGTAATAATGTTTTACAATTTTAATATTGCAATCGTTACATTTGTTCATTCTTCTATCTCTACCTGTTTTAGAAACATAGAAATTATCTATTGGTAATGTCTTGTCACAAAAAGGACAAAGTTTAGTTGTTGGATTATAAATTCTATCGTAAGCTTCTTTTCTTACAAGCTCTACTTGTTGTCTTAGATGAGGTCTTTCTTCAAGCCAAGCGTTAAATTTAATAACACTAAAGTTAGGTATGTCTTTAAAAGTATTTGCATTAATCATTCCAGATCCTTTTGCTACTGCTTCTAAAGCTAGATTAAATATTTCTAAATTAAATTCTCTTACGCTATTCAATCCAAACTGTTCTCTAAGTTGTCTTACTCTTTCTCTTGAACAGCCCCACTCTTTACCCCAAGCAACATTTGTTTTTTTAGGATTTGATGTTATTTTTTCTACTATTTCTTCTCTTGTGAGTTTGGATTTTGTGTATGTTTTAGGTCCTAACAAAGCAGGTAATTCGTTTAAATCTTCTATATCTCCTAATATGTAAGGTGTCTCTACTACTCTATTTTCTAACTGTGGTACCCTATTTTCGGGTGATTCTGTATCATTTATTCTTTCTTCATACTTGTTCATATTGCTCTCCTCTATTATCATATAAGAAATCTTAGCATAAACTTGTGTTAATGCAACAATATCACTAGAATTATATTATTGATAGGAAAGGACTGTAATTGGTAGAATTACCATTTGTGGATACAGCACCTGTCTTTGAGGATGAAATCATTCACAAAGGCGACTATATGATACATGTAAGGTGGAACCCTTACACAGTCTGCCACGAGGCAGATGTCTTTCTAGTGAAGACAATGGGGACGAAACCTGTTTATAAACACATTGGTGTTACAGCAGGTAAATCCAAGTCATTAGCTATATCCGACGCAGAGATGCTTATTGTAGATTAGACTATCGAGAACAAAGGAGATTAACGATGATAGCTGAATGTTTGCTACTCTTAGCAAGTTTTCAACAACCCATTATCGACACACAACCTACTATTCACGACATTCAAGAAGTCAAAGTGTGTATGGATAGCTTTCCAAAAAACATGGCTGCCCATACGCAGTATTATATAATGCACTTTGATGAAGAAAATTTATATACTGCTTTTAGAATAGGTTGGTGTGAAAGCCGTGGTAAATCAAATGCTTTCAGATCAGAAGATAATGATTCAGGAGTTATGCAATTTATACCAAACACTTGGAAGTGGATGGTTGAATTACATGGTATTCCTGAATGGGGTGAATGGGTAATTACTAGATTTGGTATGCCCTGGGTTTCTAACAAAACTGCTATGACAAATTTAGGATTTGAATTTCAACCTGTTCAATATTCGCCGTATTGGAATATATATGCTGCCTCTCTTCTAGCTGAAGATACCTATTCAAGCACTAGGTGGACTGATTGGAGTTCAAGCGAATGGTGTTGGGGAGATGCAGAAAAATGGGAGCGAATGTGGCGAAGTCAAGAGTAACTGTTAATATCTAATTATGTTTTATAAAGATGGACCTTACTTACCTAAAGAAACATTAAAACTTTTAGATAAGAAAGAAAAATTAGAAAAACAATTAAAAGAAATATATATCAAGTTAGGTATCAATGAAAATAGGTAGTCTTTTTTCTGGTATTGGTGGTTTAGATTTAGGTATAGAAAGAGGCCTTAAAGATTTTAATGCAGAAACAGTATGGCAAGTAGAAGTTGACCCTTACTGTGCAAGTGTCTTAAAAAAAAGATGGCCTAAATCAAAAGTTATTAATGACGATATAAACAATGTTGATTTTAGTAAACTAGAACCTGTGGACATGTTGATAGGGGGATTCCCTTGTCAGTCATTCAGTTACGCAGGTAACAGGAAAGGAATGAGTGAAGAAGATGAACGAGGAATATTATGGTATCAGTTCGAAAGAGCCATTAGCGTTCTTAAACCAAAATGGGTTGTTGCAGAAAATGTCAGAGGACTCCTCACAGCCAAAGACGACGAAGGAAACAAAGGAGGAGCAATCGGAAGAGTTATTTCTTTCCTTTCCAGTAGCGGGTATAGTGTTGAATGGCAAATTGTATCAGCAGCCTCGGTTAATGCCCCGCACCTTAGAGAAAGAATATTCATCGTGGGAAACTCCGAACACTTTAGATCACTTGAATCCGAGAACAGGGGAAGCTTTGGAGAACGCTCTTTACCGTGGGGACAAATCCAAAAAGAGCAAGAGGAAAAGTACCGGGAACTTGAGAGAGAATCCGAAACTATGGTCGACTCCGAGAGCGAGTCAAGCCTCGAAACCAGTGAACAAACAAGCTCCGTCAGTGAAAGCGGGAAAGCACGGGTCGACTCTAGAAATGGACATGGGGGAGAGAAACCCCAAACTTATTGGGAAAAGATTGAACAGCAAGTGGGTGTCCCTACTTATGGGGTTCCCGTCGGGTTGGCAGGAAAATTAGGTCTACCTAACTATTGGACATACAATGCGGATGTTTTACATTGGCCTACTCCTACAACACAAGAAGTTCTTCACGAAAATATGACACTTAATGAAAAAGGTAGGAGACTAAGTAAAGATGGAAAAAATTCTCATAGTCTTAATTTACAAGATAGAGTTCATTTATCACAAAAATGGAGAACACCTACAACTATGGATGGTAAAGCAGGAGAAGATGCTTTAAAGTACGCAACTAAATTACTTCAAGGAAAAACAAAAAGAGCATCGGGTCAACCTGTACAAATAACTTTGGCAGACCAAATTGCTATTGATGAGATACATAAAAATCCTGAACTATTTGAAATTTATAAAGACCACGAAATATTAAAAAGACCTGACCTACCAACACAAAAGAAATTTGTAGATTACCTTCGGTCCCAAACATCAGTTAAAGAGTTATCAGAAAATATAGATGTTAAAAAGACAACTATTGAACATTGGTTTAGATATGACAAAGGTGGTTTCTCTTATCCGACTATAGAAGATTGGGAAGCTATTAAACCTTTCTTAAAAGAATTAAAGTTTGATAAAGAAATGACAACAGTAGAAAGCTTTGAATGGCAAAGACAAAATTGGCAAACACCTCTTGTAACAAGTAGCAGACCTAGTACAAAAAGAATTGCAGAAGGAATAAATCCTAAAGGTAATCTTGCAGAAAATCCTTATGTTTATAAAGATGATTATGTAATAGAACCGTGGGAAACAGAACCTAGAACAATAGAAGATGAACCTGACAGGGTAAATAAAATAAAAGCATTAGGAAACGCAGTTGTACCTGCTTGTGCAGAATTTGTTGGAATATGTATTTCAAATTCTCTTAAGTATGGAACATTTGTATTTGATGGTAGATATGAAAATAATTGAACACTTAAAAGATAGATTTTCTTATTGGATGGAAGTTAGAACATACGGAAAACAAAAAAGAAAAGAACCACTTTGGGTTGCAGAACCTGAAAATGTTTTGTCTGATAAGATGCTTGAATCTTTAGAAAAATACGAAAATTAAAATTGAACTTTTTTCTTAGCTGCTTTTTTAGCTTTAGCTTTCATTGAATCTGAAACTTTAGATGGATCTGTATTCCAATCAACTCCTACTGTTCCAAACATATAAATTCTAGAAGATATCTGTCTTTGAGATTTTGCATTACACTTTTCACACTTAATTATTGGGTCTTCGTGTATTGAATGCCTTACCTCGAACAAATGTTCGCACTTAGAACACTTGTACTCGTAAAGAGCCATGATTTATTCGTCTGAAGCTTCTTCGAAGGCTTTACAAATTTTGAGATAAAGATTAACCATATCGTCAGCATCTTGAACTAGATTGATTCCTTTAATTCTCATATAATTGAATTGTTTGAGAACCATCTCTTTAAATTGCTCGTCATCGATAAGTTCGTTAACTGCATCTTCTCTTTTTGTACCCTCTGGGAAATTAAATTCTGTCATATTAATCTAGTATACCTGCTGAAGTGAAGTATTGTCTCTTGTACTTACTTAATATTTTTAGGTCAGAAGATATTAAAAGGTCAGCATTTAGTTGATCTAGTACTGATTCATAAGAAACTTGATAATCTCCAATTGATTCATTTTTAACCATTTGAAATTGTGAATCATTAGAACTATCTGCACTATGTGTTCCTACAGAACCTGTGCTTTGTTGAGAACCTAATGATAATGCTGAAGTTATAAGTCTTCCTGAAGCTCTAGCTACAACATATTTCATATCTTTAGGAACATCTTCTGCTGTTCCTTCACTGTCTGAATACCCTGCTTTATAAACAACTGTTATGTTTTGTAATTTAGCTGCAGACCATTTTTCTCTACCTACTTTGCGAAGTCGTCCAAGACTAGGATAAGAAACATAATCATTAGTATTACCTTCAGATAAAGCATTACCATCTTCGGTTACTGATGTAATTGAAATAATAGGAGAACGCCTTAAGAATATATCTTCTGTTTTGTCTCCGTCAAACTTTTCTGTTATTGATGCTGAATAATTTGGGTTATAGCCAAGATAGTTAGCTACAGCGTCTTCTATTGTAGGAATTAGTAAATTCGTACAAGTTGTTTGGTCTGTAGTGCTTAAGTCAATACCAAGCACGCTTTCTACATCACTATAAGTAGCGAGTGCCATTTAGGACCTACTTATCTTCAGCTGGTTTTTTTGCTTTAGTTTCTGGTGCTTTTTTTGTAGCTGCTTTTTTCTTTGCAGGAGCTTTCTTTCCCCAACCTTGTTCTTTTAACCAGGCTGTTGGATATTCTTTTCCAGCTTTTGCAATGTTAATAGCATTGCTTTTTGGTAATTCAGACATAGGACCTTCCCAGATACTACCGTCTGACATTTTCCAAATAGACTTTTCTACTTTTGTAAATTCTGCCATGAAATTTTTTCCTCTTAATCTTTAATTAATTCTAATTATACTACTTAAATTTGTGAGGGGCAGGTTTACTACCCCTCGCAAAAATATTTAATCAATATGGATTACATATTGTTAATCTTGTGGAATCCTGCTTGTCTATAAACAGGGAAACCAACTCTCATTGTTGCTCTGATAGCAAGTTGATTCTTAACAAAGTAGTCGCTATGACTATCTGTGATTGCAAGATCAATACCTTGTCTCATTACAACATGAGCACATTCGCCACCACCGAATCTACCAACAAGAACTGTGTTGTTTGAGATTGCTGTGGTTGGAACTACTTTAAGACCCCAGATTTGAGCTGATGGTCCTGCGCCCATTCCGCCTGCGGCTACGAAAAGTGGTGACTTTTCTGCATAACCTGCTGAAGAAGTTCCAGCAAAGTCTGCGCCTACAGAAGTAACGACTTGATTCCAGTCGTTAGGGTGCATGACAATAGTATCAGGCTCTGTAAATGCGTTTACCCTGATGTCAGTAATTGCGTTATAGATAGCTCCAATTCTTCCTAAGTTACCAGAGTAACTGTTGAAGTCTGAAGAACCTACTGAGCTCTTACCAGCATCCAATAAACCTTCTAAGTTAGGGGCAGTACCGTTACCGGAAATTAACTGTCCGTCTAATCTTAGTTTAAGCATTGTTTGAAGTCTTGAGTTAACATACCCTTGAACTCCAGATACATCAGCAAGCAATTCGTCTGTGACAGGTAAAAATACACCAATCTTTCTGATTGCTTCTGTTTTTTCTGTGAATGCAAGAGCAGCTTCGCCTACAGCAGCACCTTCAGCAGCTTCAGCTGCGTTATTTGTGAAGGTTGTTTCTTCGAGATAAGCATAAGCGTTTTGGTCTGATTCGATTTGGTCGAATAGTCCAATAACTGCATTTGGATCTCTAAGAGCTGTTTCTAATATGCCAGGCTCTCTCAAAACCTCAGGTGGATAACCTGTGGTTGTTAATGAAGTTTTAAATTCATTTGGGCTAAAGTTAACTTTGCCGTCAATTCCTTTTACTCCACTATTTTTGTAGTTCTTATAAGCGTCTGTGTTAACAAATTGCTCACCAATTGATTTTGGTTGAACTTTCTCCGATGGGAAAGATGCTTCTGCTGGTTGCGAATCTGCTTCCATAGCTTTTTCGTTTTTAGCTTTAGCGGAAGCTAAATGTACTTCCTCTACTAATCCAGCGAGTTCATTGTTTCTGTCAGCAATAGCCTGCTTTTGTTCAGCAGTATATTGTCCGTCTTCAACTGACTCAAAGAGTTCTTTTAATTCAACTCTTTTAGAAGCTAACTTTTCACGAAGATCTTTGATGTCTGATGACATTTTAATTTGTCTCCTATTTCTAGGTTTAGATTTCTAAACCTCTAGCTTATATTTCGTCTAATTCGGTTTCAGCTATAAGAGATTCAGTGACTATGTGTTGAGCCTCGAGTATAACTTCATCAATTTCATCATTCTCTTCGTCTTCAACAACTTCTTCTTCAGAAGATTCTTCTTCGACTTCTGTTTCAACTTCTGTTACTTCTTCTTCAGCAGGAGCTTCTTCTTCCACGACGACTTCGTCTTCAGAAACCTCAGGTGTTTCCACCTCAGTTGTTTCTTCAACGACTTCCTCAGGAGCTTCAACTTCTTCTTCTGTTTCAGCAACTTCAACTTCTTCTTCGGTATCAGGAGTTTCTTCTTCTATGTCAGTTATTGTTCCGACTTCTACAATGACTTCGTCAATTTCGTTCCAAGCCTCATTCAAGTCTTCTTGAACTGCTCTTAAAGCTTCCGTAGCTTTCTCCGACAATTTCCTACCATCCTGTGAACGCAAAGACCCTATAGCCTTTGCTCTTTCAACTAAGTCATCTAATGCAACAAGTACATCTTTGACTTCTTCCGAGAAACGCCTTCCTGACACGCTGGATTCGTTTTCATTGGAAACTTCTTCAGATCCTTTTTCGCCACAGCTATCTCCACCGCAGCATTCGCCATCTTCAGGGTCTGATTTTAAATCTTTTTTGCTTTCTTTATAACATGAACCATCTTCTTCATGATTACAAGAACCATACTTCTTTTCTTCTGTTTTCTCATAAATAGTATCTTCGCCTGATTTGATAGCTAGTGTGTATGTTTCTTGGTTTGCACCAACTAGCACAGGGGATACTTCGTAAACTGTTAATTCTTTTAAGTAGCGAACATCATATTCGTCGCCTGGCTCATCTGATTTCTTGAAAGGTGCAACTTCTGAATCATCAACTCTAAAACCAAAAGACCATTGTTGTAAGTCTCCCATTGATTTAACTAAGTTGTATGCTTCTTTTCCTGCTTCTGTTTCCATAAAGAAAGAACCTTTGAAAACAGCTTTCTCATCATCTTGTATTATTGAACCTTTACCTATTGGCTGATCCCATTTATGAGCAAACACCATTGGTACTTGCGTATCTTTAAAACCTGATTTTACTGCTCCAGGAACAACTACATCCCCGTCGCTATCTACATTGCCGAATACTGAGAATACAGCTTCGACTGCTCCTTTATCATCGCCCTCTTCTTTGATATTAAGCTCAAAACTTTTTATCTCTTTATTATCCATACACCTTTTTCCTTGTATTACCACTTATAATATTAGCACTCTGTATTGTTGCGTATCAAATAAGTTGTCTGTACTATTTATTTTAACATCTTAATCTTCAAGATGTTCGTTTTCCTCTTTGTGTACGGAAGTATCCTCTTTTTTGTTATTTTGTCTATCAAGGCGAGTTGGTGTCGGTACTATATTACCTTCCCTTGTCACCTCAACTTGAAATGATTCTGTTGTTAATGTATCTTTTTTGCCGTCTCTTGAGTTCATACCTCTAACAAGTTTTGCAGACCAAGTCTTTCCAGTTTCTCCACCCCATAATGCCCATGCAATTCTACCATTTGAAGGATATCCTTTTTCTCCAGGCCTCCAACCTTCTGCTTGTTTATCAACTTCATGTCTTGGAAAGTATTTAGCAATGTGTCTTACTTTTTCAGGACCAGCAGTTGTGTTATTTAAAAGATATCTTGCTGAGTTTCTACCAACTGATGTACCACCTCTACCGTGTTCTTTTACCCAATCTAATCCTCTTCTTGCTTCTTTCTTTGCACCTGAAGGAATTGTAAAATTCATGTCATCATATTTGCCTTTAGCTGATTTCTTGCTACTTAGTGGATGACCACTAGGAAGTAAATCAGTATCAAATGGTTTACTAGGGAATTTACCTTTTAATCCTTTTAAGAAAGCATTTACTCTTGCGTATGCCCATTGATCTGAAGAAGTAACACTAGGCCTTACTGAACTAGGATTAGTATTGTAAGCTCCTACACCTCTTCTAAATACTGCTGTTAACATCCTAAGAGTTGCTCTATACTTTGGGTCTTTAGCATTAAAGTCATCTACTTTTTTCTTAAGAGCTTTTTTAACTTTTTCGCTTACTTTTTCTTCTACATCTTCGTAGTAAGATTTTGCGATTGCTGCTTCATAATCTTCATGTGTTTGACATGGCATAAATACTTCTTTGCCATTTACTTCATGAGTATGAACTCCAATAGCACAAGATAGTTCTTCTGACCTTGCTAAAGCATCTGCTGAATTATCAAATATATCTTCATCCATAGCTGCTTTTTCTGCTTCTTCTTGTGGTTCTTCCTGAGGTTCTTCTACAACATCGGTATTCATAAAATCTTGATAATCTTTAGGAGGAGTTGGTTCTAAGTTTAAAGGCCTTAAAAACACATCGTGTTCAGGTCCAACATCTAGTCCAACAGCTTTTCTTGCTTCAGCAACTGTAATCCAACCACCTGAAACTCCTGTTTGCATACGCTTGTATTGTTCACCTTTATCTACATCCAAAGCTCTTACTTCGTCTAAATCATATTTACAATGAACAGTTTTATCAGAAGTAAAGTCTGATAACAGTAATTGATGAGTAATCTCGTTAGCAACTGTTTGCCATAAAGGAATGAGCTTTTGCTCTGTAAAAAATTCTCTTAATTCTCTTGTATTGTTATAAGTAGCAGCTTCGAGACCTGCACCTAAACCTGCCAATATAGCAGGAACACCTAATACAGCAGAAACTCTTTCCTCTGGCAATCTCCTAAGTTGATTAAGGTTTAATTGTTCAGGAGACCAAGATACAACTTTCACATCCATTGAACCTGAAAGTATCATAGGTGCTCCTCTATTAGACCCACCAAACTTTTGTTTATAAATCTGAGCAATTGCTTCAGCTTCTTCTTGGCTTGGTCCACCCATACTGTCATCTTTAGGAGAAAGAATAACTCCTGGAACTGCCATATTGTGCAATAGTGCAGCAGCGTATTGTCCTGCAGCTTCGTCTCCTAAAATTTCTCTAAGTACAGCTTTTAATGGAGCAAAACCTTTTCTGTGGTTATTTGGATCTACTCCTTGTCTGATGTGGACAATGTCTTGTGCAGGTATAACTTTAAATTCATTGCCATCAACCTTGTTACTGTCTTTTACATAATATTCATAATGAG